TTTATTTTAAAAGGTTAAGTGTATGGCGATTATAGAATAGAAGTATTAAAAGGAGTGAAAAAAGTAAAAACTTAACCTAATTAAATTATATCATAATTTCTGATATTTGTAAAGCGTCTATTTCATAACCTTTAGATGATCCAGCATATCCGTTTATATTATCTTTAATATTATATCCTGTAACCCAGGGAAGCCAATTACCGCCTTTAATATGAACTCGATATTTAGCATTTTTTATAGTAATACCTGTAATTCTATGTCCATAGAATCCAGCATATTCACTTCTTCCAAAAACTGGTGATAACCATCTGTTGAATATTAATCCTTTAACTCTGACACGATATTCTAAATCATCAATTAAAACACCATCCATTGTTTTATTAAATACACCAGCATATTCACTTGATCCTGATTTAACATTAGAATAATATTTATTATCTTCTATAGAATGTGTTTGATATGTAATATTTTTAACTGTATCACCTGTATAATTTTTAACATCACCAAGAGTAACATTAAAATAATCATATGGATTATTCCAGTAACTAGAGTTACCTTTTGTTTCATCACCATGATAAACAGAGCCGACTCTATTATCTAAATGTACATAATAATTATCTATTTTAGCAATTCCATTTAATTCACCTAATTCATAAGCTACACAGATAATTATTTTAGAAGGTATTAATTTATTATCTTTATCATAAAAACAGCAATCCATAGCTAAGCCTTCAGAGTGCCTTCCAGCAAATCCATTTTCAGCAATATCATATTTTGGACATCTATAGCCTGAAGATACAATACATTTTGAGGCACGAACCCTATTAAATATATGTTCTACTTTATTAATTAAATTTTCATCAATTTTAATATTTCCACAGTGTGGACATCTGAATTCATGACCTCTAAAATGATCACTTATTTTTTTATCTATCATTATCATTTTATCACCTTATTAATAATAATCTAATTATTTCATTAGATATTGATTTTATTTTATTATTTTCAAAATATACATTACCCATTTTATAATTATCAATAAAAAGTTTAAATCCTCTATATTTTTTAGCAACTGATAAAAGCATTGTGTTTGGTGAATGATCTTCATTAGTACATGCAAATATACAACCATTAGGATCATAATCAAAAGATACATAAACATATCCATTATTATAATCAAGCCAAACACCCAATATATTATCTTTATATTTCATAGCAAAACTAAATTTTGAAGAGCCTGATTTTTTCATTATAAAGTCCTTATTTTCTAATCTAAATGAATTATTAATAGCATAATCTTCATATTCGGTTCCACTTACTAATTTACCAAATTTACTTTCTTTTTTAGTTTTTCTATATTCTTCATTATTCATATATTGAACGAGTATTAAACCATCTTTAAAAGTTTTTATATCATTATTATAAGGAAGAGTTAAATTAAAAAACATAAAATATGGATTAAATTGTGTAACAGCATTACCTAACATAAAAACTTTAACATCACGCATTCTAGCTATTGTTTCAATTAAGCCTAAAAATATTTCAACTTCATTTTTTAAATAAGTACTTCTTCCGTTTTCTAGAATAAACTCATCAAATATAATATATTTAACACGAGAGAAATTAACTGATTTTAGACTTTGAGCTGTAGTTAGTGGCATAGAATAACCACAAGTTAAACCATCTATTTGGAAATTTGTTCCTTTTACAGTAAGTTCATGTTTAGGGAATTCATTATTAACTTTTAGAGCATCAAAAAAGTGTCTAGCTGATTTACTTATTTCAGATTTATATCTTCTAATATAAGCAAATTCATGTTTTTTATTAATATATTGTTTAGTAACAAATTTAGATACACTATAAGTTTTACCAACTCCACGCTCACCAATTAACATATTAATGAAGGCATTATAAGTTAATATTTTAGAAATATCATAATACATTATAACACCTTCACTTTCTTTATGTGATATTATTTTATTTATAAACAGGTAATCACACCAAAATATAATATGTAGATTCTTCACCTATGATTATCATATTATAATTATTTATAATTGAATAAAATAACTCACAAATTAATTATAGCATAAAAACCCTTTAAAGTCAATGTAATATTTTTGTAAATAAAATTTAAAATAATTTTAAAAAATATGTTGACAAAATAAAAATAGTATGGTATATTAGTATCATCAAGAAAGGAGAAAAAAGAAATGAAGGTCAAATTACTTATTTCAAAATTTGGAATATTAACAATGGAAAAAAAGATTAATGATTTTATTAAAAATAAAGATATTGTTGATATTAAAATACAGATGTATGATAATCACATGGTGGCATTAATATTATATGAAGGAAGTGGAAAATATGAGAGTTAAAGCACATAATATAAAAGATAAAATGTATATGTTAGAATTAATAGATAAAGATCTTACTAGATTTATAATTACAGAAGAAAATTATTCATTATCTTATGAATTATTAAGTTTATATAACACAGAATATGAAAAATTTGATGTTAAAAGTTATGTTAAAAGTCTAAACTATGATAATTTAATGAATTATTTACAAGATATAAACGATACAGAAGATGATTATTTAATTAATGATAATATAGATATTGATAAAATGTTAGTTGGTGATTAAAATGAATAAATACTATAATATTAATAATTTATCTGATGAAAATGGAGAACCAATTAAAGTAACTATTAAAATTAAAAGAAAAAATAATCAAATTGATTATAAAACAGCTTATGGAATATCTTTTGAATGTAATAAAATTTTATCTAAAAAATATAATGAATTAAAGAAACAAAAAGATGATGTTGTTAATCGTATAAAAGTATTAGGCAAATACGATGGTAAGAGTTGTACTAGAGGTTTTAAAATGATGACAGCAGATTTTAACGCTTTATTAAGAATGTTAGGTGAAACAGATGACTAGAATACATTTAGGTATGAAAAGACCACTAAGACAATTTGAGTCTTATTGTAGAAAATTAGTTTATCTTATAGATGAAATAAATATGTATCCACCTGAAGATGAGCTACAAAAAGAATTGTATATTGCAAGGTTAAAAACTACATTTAATGATACACTTATTCAATTAAACAACATAAAAAATACTCAAATTGAATTATTAAATAGAGGTGAAATAGATGTTGAAAATTAAAGATAATACAAGTAAAAGAAAATTTGCAGGTAGACAAGATATAAACTTTTGGGATAATCAAGTTATCAAACAATTAGTAGAGATGTATAAATTTAAGTGGATAAATGAATTGGTAATAATAGATGAAATTGTTGATAATTATAACAGAAAAGCAAAACAATGTAAAAGTGATATGTCTTTTGTAAAACAAGTTAGAAAATTAAATAAAGAAGGCTACTTTGATTAGTAGAAAAGGTAGGTGAAATAGAATGAGTTGGTTAAATTTAGGTAATGATGAAAAAAGAAAATATCAAGTGGGAGATATTGTTAAAGATAAATGGGGAAGAATAGGAAAAATAATAGCATTAAGAGGTTGCAGTTGTTGTGGTCAACTATATGAAATAGAAGGAATAGAAGGTTATCTTGTTGAAGGCAATATTCAAGAAAAGGTAGGTGAAATAGATAATGAATGATAATAAAGATACAATAGAAGATTTATTTAATAGATTAGGAGAGCAAGAAAAACAAAATGTTATAAATTATGCTTATTTATATGATGATATAAGAGGGTTAATAAGAAAAATAAGACATTTACAATCCAACTGGAATAGTTTAAGAGAATGGTTAAAAGAAAATGAAGATAAAATTAGTTATATGGAAGATGTATTAGATAAAATGAATGAATTAGAAGGGAAGAAATAACTCTTCTATAACACAGCCGTAGAGAGTTTCAAGCCTCTTTGAGAAATTGTGGAGAATAGAAGAAAGGATGTGTCAAAAATGACAAAAGAAAAAGAAATTAATGAAACAAGTGAAGTAAAGGAGGAATTAAGCTTACAAGTAAATGATGTTAATAATTTAATGGTAGGAAGAAAAAGTGAAGTTAAAACATTCACAACTATTGAAGATGTTAAAACAATATTTAATTTACAAAATGAATGTGATGAAAAATTAAATGATTGCGTTGGAGAAAAATTAAGAATTAAAGATGTTTTAATTAAAGTAATTGAAAGAGATCTTGATGAGCCTGAAGTAGATAGCGAAACAGGTGAAGTTATAAGGGATAAAGAATATTCTAAAATATGTATTTTAATAGATGAAGCTGGTAAAAGCTATGTTACAGCTTCTAAAATGTTTACAAATAGAATGATCCAAATGATTGAAATGTTTGGAATTCCTAAAATAAAAGAAGGAATTGAAATTGAAATTACAAAAGTATCTGTTAAAAATAGCCCTAATAAAGCATTAAGTTTTGATATCATATAATGAATAATATGCAAGATGTATATAATTACTATTATAGATTTAAACATGCATACATTAAGAAAATAAAAGAAGAATATAATTCATCTAACGATAAAATATACTATGAAAATATTAAAGATAATGATGAAGAGTATTCTTCTTTTGTAAAAAAGATATTATTTCTATTTTATAATTCAACTACAGATACAAAGAAAATAATAGAAGTAAGAGAATTATTAGAAAGTAGATATTTACTTGATAGATTAAAAGGGTTAAAAGATTCAAAACAATACATAAAGTTAGAGGGTGAACCAAAATGTTAACAAGAAATGGAATACAACTTAATTTAAAGGAATCAGAATATACATTTACGATTGGTGAATTTATGTTTTATTTTTCAAGTGTTTTTTATAAAGAAAAATTTTTAAATGATTTACCATTATTTATTTCTTCTGAAGTTATAAAATTAAAAAATAAATATAGAATTGATGTTGATGGTGATTTATTCTTTGCTATTAGTTTATATAAGAAAATTGAAAAAAGAGGTTTTTATATAAAGAATATAAAAACAGGCACTTATTATGAAGAATCACCTATATTTCATATAGTATGAATGAAAAAAGATATGAAAGTCTTATAAATTTTAGAAGAAAAGATGTAGGTAAATTAAGTTATGCTGTAAGACAGTTTAACAAAAAGATAAAAGAACTTGAAGGAATAGAAAGAGAATTTGCACCAGATGAAATTAATTATTATGATATAAAACAAAATATAACAACTAGAAGGGAATTCAATAGAGTTATTAAGTCATTAAAAAGATTTACAAGAGAAGGTCAAGAAGATATTATCTCTTTAGATAGTGGTGAAAATATAAGTAAATGGGAAAGACATGAATTAAATTTAGCAACAAGAAGAGCTGAAAAGAGTTTAACAATTGAACTTATGAAAGAGGTACAGAATCCTATAAATGTATTTGGTATGAAATCTAATAGAATAAGGGAAATTGAAGCTACTCTAAATAGTATAGGAAGCGTTGAAAAAGTAACAGGCAGTAAATTTAGGAAAATAAAAGAAAGAATATTTAAACTCGGAACAGAAGATAAGAGTTTAAAGAAAGCTAAAATATTTAAAGAAAATTATTTAAAGGGTTTAGCTGATAAACAATTTAAAACATTTAAAAATTATGATCTATTTATGAAATATATTAAAACTAATTTAAAGAATCCATTAAAATTTTATGACACAATTACAAAAAGTGAAGTATTATCTAATTTCTTCTTTTGGTATGATTCAAGTGAAGGTATCATAAGTTTTGCTGGTTTCTTATCAAATGAAGATGCTTTTAATACAGGGTTACAGGATTTAGGACTTTTGAAATGAAATGTCTAAAAGATATACAGCAGACTTTGAAACAGCAACTTGGTTATCTGATGAAACTTATGTATGGGCGTATGCAATATGTGAAATAGATAATACTAATAATATAATAATTGGTAATAATATAGATGATTTTATTAAATGGTGTTGTGATACTCATAATCCTATAGTATATTTTCATAATTTAAAATTTGATGGTGAATTTATAATACATTATTTACTTAAACATGATTTTGTTCATATTAAGGACAAAAAAGAAAGAGCTGATAAAACATTTACAACATTAATATCTGATATGGGTTTATTTTATCAAATAGAAGTATATTTTAAAGTTGGTAATAAAAAGATAAGTAAAGTAACATTTATAGATTCACTTAAAATAATACCTTTTTCTGTTAATGACATTGCTAAAACATTTAATTTACCTATTTCTAAATTAGAGCTTGATTATGATAAACCTAGAGAAAGAGGTTATATATTAAATAAAGATGAAGAAGCATATATAAGTCATGATGTTAAAATAGTAGCTATGGCTTTAAAAGTATTATTTGATTCAGGACTAGAGAAAATGACAATTGGAAGTAATGCTTTAAATAACTTTAAAGATATAATTGGTAGTAATAAATTTAACCATTATTTTAAGGAACTTGATAAAAGACTTGATAATGATTTAAGAGATAGTTATAAAGGTGGTTTTACATACTTAAATCCAATATATAAAAATAAGAATGTAGGAGTTGGAATTACACTAGATGTAAATAGTTTATATCCTTCTGTTATGTATGACAAACCTATGCCTTTTGATTATCCTATATTTTATGAAGGAAAATATGTAGAAGATAAAGTATATAATTTATATATTCAGAAAATAACATGTTCATTTAAAATAAAGAAGAATAAAATACCAACTATTCAGATAAAGCATAGAATGTTTAAAGATAATGAATATTTATTATCTTCAGAAAATCCACTTGGTGAAGATATAGTTAGTTTAACTTTAACTAGTGTGGATTTAAAATTATTTTTTGAACAATATGAAGTATCTGATTTAACTTATGTTTGTGGATGGAAATTTAAAAGCATACGAGGATTATTTACTAAATATATTGATTATTGGACGGACATTAAAATTAAATCCACAATAGAAAAAAATTTTGGTATGCGTACACTTGCAAAACTTATGCTAAATAGTTTATATGGTAAATTTGCTACTAGTTTAAAAGCAAGAAGTAAATTACCATATTTAGAAGGAGATATTGTTAAATATTCTATGGGTGATGAAGAAGATAAAAAAGGATTATACATACCAATAGGAGCATTTATTACAGCTTATGCAAGAGATAAAACAATAAGAACAAGCCAAGCTATAACAGATTATAGTTTAAGTAAATATGGTGTTGATATGTATATTTATTCTGATACAGATTCTATAAGTACACTTTTACCTATTGAAGAAGTTAAAAAATTTTGTGATATAGATCATACTAAATTAGGTTATTGGGATCATGAAAATACTTTTACAAGAGCTAAATTTATAAGACAAAAAACATACCTTAAAGAAATAGATAATGAAATACATATAACCTGTGCTGGTATGCCTAAAAGTTGCTATTCTTATGTTGAATGGAATACTTTTAAAGAAGGTTTTACCTGTGGTGGTAAACTTAGATTTTCACATGTAAAAGGTGGAGTTAAATTAGTACCAACTGATTTTACTATAAAGAAAGATACAGAACTTACAAAGAATATGAAAGGATTTTAAAAATGTTAACATATGAAGGATTACAAAATGAAAACCAAATTTTATATAGAACACTTGCTAAACAAACACAAAAAATAGATAAAATAAAAGAAGTTTTAAAAGATGTTAATTTCTTTGATATAACATATAAAGAATTATATGATAAACTTCTTAAAATATATCAAATAACGGAGGTCTAAAATGAGAAGAAAATATTTCAAGAACAACATTACTTATTTTAATTTTTTAGAAAAAAATAGAAATATAATTCATATAAATAAATTATATTTTACTAAACAAAATAATATTTGTGTTGTTTATAAATTAATTATGTGTTAAAATATAATTAGAGGTGATTATATGAAACATGTAAAATTAATTATTAGTGTATGGACAACAACTTTTGTTTATGTTATAGGGGGTATTGATGTTGCTTTAAAATGTTTACTTACATTAATAGCTGTTGATTATTTTACAGGTGTATCAAAAGCTTATTATAATAATAAATTGTCAAGTTATAGAGGGTTAAAGGGTGTACTCAAAAAATTAAATATACTTGCTATGGTGGTAGTATCTAATGTAATTGATGAATTATTAGGTCAAACAGGAGCTATTAGAACACTTACAATATATTATATATGTTGTAATGAAGGTATTTCAGTTTTAGAAAATTTAAGTGCTATGAATATAATAGTGCCAGATTGGTTAAAAAAGAAATTGGTTCAAGTAAAAATGGATGTGGAACATGGCAGTAGTAACTCCTAGAATAGCTCCTTTTATTAATGTTACATTTTGGGTAACTTCTGTATGGTGGGAACAGCCTAGAAATCATAAAGGACTTGACATTGCTACAGCTACAGCAGGTGGTTCAGTACCAATATATTCTATGTGTACAGGTACTGTTGTAAGAAGTGAAGTATCGGGTTCTTTAACTGAAAAAATTGGTTATGGAAATGTTGTTATAATAAAAGATGATATAACTGGAATGGGTTTTCTATATGCTCATTTAGCAAGAAGGGATGTTCGACTAGGAGATCATGTTGTAGTAGGACAGCAAATAGGAATGGAAGGAGAAACAGGAGAAGCTTATGGAATGCATCTTCATTTAGAAATGCAAGATATAAGCTCACATTCATGGGATTATTCTTATAATAAGAGTTTATATACAGATCCAACTGCTTTTATGGGTATCCCAAATGTAGAAGGAACAGAATGTTATTATGATGGTACACCAGTACCACCTACTCCAACTCCTACTGAAACAACTAAAAGAAAAAAGTTTAAATGGGTATTATATGCTAGAAATTTAAGAAACAAACGAAGGATGTTAACTTGACATTAAATTATTTATATAATATAATAAGGAAGGAAGTGAAACAATGAAATTTGATGATATACAAGCTTCTATAAAATCAAAATTAGGTGATGAAAACACTGGTTTAATTGCTGATGATTTAGCTAATTTAATTACACTTAATTCTAATCAAGAACAAAATATAAAAAATTTGGGTGATGAAATTACTAAATTAAAAAGTGAAAAAGAGACATTAATACAAGCTAATGGTAATTTACTTCAGCAAGTATCAATGTCTACAGATGATATTCTAAAGCCAAAAAGTGAAGAAAAAGAAGAATATAAACCTTTTGATTTTAGAAGCGTATATGATGAAAAAGGAAACTTCAAAAGAAAATTATAATAGAAAGGAATGAAAAATATGAATGAAGGATTAATTACTAGTTTAAACAAAATGCGTGAAATGTCTGTACAAAATAATAGTATATACCATCAATATGTACCTATTATTACATCAGACACAGATATTGGTTCATTTGGAACACCAATATTAAATACTCCTGCTGTAATGAATGAATTTATGAATATGTTAGTAAATCGTATTGTTTATACACAATTTGAAACTAAATATTTTAGAAATCCATTACAAGTTTTAGAAGGAGATAGAATACCTCTAGGATATGCTGGACAAGAAATTTATGTAAATCCTGCAAAAGGAAGAAAATATAATGTTAATGACTTTGCTGGATTATTACAAAAATATGAAGCTGATGTTAAAGTACAATACACAGCTGTTAACTCTGATTTACAATATCCTGTAACTGTTACAAGACATAAATTAAAACAAGCGTTCGTTTCTTGGGATAGTTTAGAAAGATTTATTGATGAGTTATCTAATTCATTATATAATGGTGCTTATATAGATGAATATAGATTCACTAAAGAATTAATAAGTGGAGCTTATAAGTCTAACTCTGCACAAATTAGAGTTGTTCAAAATGTAAATACTAGAGCTTTAGCAAGAGAATTTACAGTACAAGCAAGAACATTATTCTTAAATATGCAATCTCCATCTACTGAATATAATTCATGGAGTAAATTAGGTGGTTATGGTAAACCAATTACTACATGGACAAATCCTGAAGATATTGTATTTATCATTAGAAATGATATAAGAAGTTATTTAGATGTTATGAGTTTAGCTAATGCCTTTAATTTAGACAAAGCTACATTATTAGGTAATATTATAACTGTTGATAATTTTGATCAATATGATGATGATGGAAATAAAATATTTGATGGATCTAATATTGTTGGATTTATTGGAGATAAGTCTTGGTTTAGAATTAAAAGACAGGATATGTATTTAGATGAATTCTATAATGCCAATAATAGAACATGGCAATATTATTTGAATTTAACTAAAATGTATAATTATAGCTTATTTGCTAATGGTGTAATTTTAGCAACTGCTGAACCTAGTGTATCAATAACTTCTATGAAATTTGTAGAAACCGGTCCAATTTCTGTAACAGTTGGAGAAGAAGTTACATTAAATATTGAGACAACACCTATAACAGGTAATACTACTATTACTTATAGTGATGGTGATAGTGGAGAATTCTTTACAGCTACAGCCGTTACTGGAAATAATAAACAAGTAGTTATTGAAGGTGTAAAAGCTGGAACAAGTAAAACATTAACAGCAACTGCTGAAAATGGTGTAGTAACAGCTACAATAACAGTAAATGTAGTAAGTGCCTAAAAGGGTTAAGGGGAAAGCCCTTAACTCTTTTATTATATTAGAAAGGATGATTATATGTATAATGATATAGTAGGATGGTTTACAACAGAAGATGGTGTACATGTACCTATAAGACAGGGACAATCAAAAACACAAGCAATTAAATCTCATTTTTCTACTGATATAAATAACTCTAAATATCAAGAAAATAAAAAAGAAATTCACAAAATTTTAAATGCGGGGGAAGCTAGGGGTATTGATTCACTAACTAAAAAGAACAATCCTGATAAATTTAATGAAATGGTTAATTGGGTTGACAGAGCAAGTGGCACACACAATATAGAGACCACTAAAAAAGTAATAGATGATTATTTGAGGTGATTATATGATAGTACCATCTTCAAATATAATATTATTAAGAACACCAATTGAACTAGATAATAAAAATAATTTAACTTTTAATAGCGTACAAGCTCAATTATCTTATTTTAATAGATTACCTCATACCGAAATTACTGATGCAACTTATCAAAGAAAAGAAGGTGTAATAAGATATCCTGCTTTAGTTGATTCTATTATGAGTTATAATTATTGTATGTATCAAAATGAAAATTTTAGTAATAAATGGTTTTTTGCATTTATTAAAAATATGGAATTTGTTAACAATAATGTAACAAATATTAGTATAGAGACAGATGTATGGCAAACATATATGTTTGATATAACATTCAAAAACAGTTTTGTTGAAAGAGAACATGTAAATAATGATTCTGTTGGACTTCATACATTACCTGAAGGATTAGAAACAGGTGAATATGTGTGTAACTCTCATGTAATAGATGATCACATGGATAATATTATGACAGATTTAACTTATGTTTTATCATCTACTGTTAGTTTATATGATACAGATTCTTCAGGAAAACACTTAGCTGTAACAGGTGGATTATATAATGGGATATATTCAGGTACTAAATACTATAGATTAAGTGAAGCTGGACTTAATGCAAAATTGCAAGAACTTGCTAAAAGTGGTCAAATTGATGCAATAAATGGATTATTTATAGCACCAACAAGCTTAACAACAATAGCTAGTGAAATGTCTCCACAAATAGTAAATAGTAACGGTCCTCAAACCTATACAAATAGTATAAGTAAACAAACAACATTAAACGGATATACTCCTAAAAATAATAAATTAAAATGCTACCCATTTAATTATTTACTTGTTTCTAATAATAACGGAACAGCTAATGTTATGCATTATGAAGATTTTAGCGGATCATGTACCTTTAAAATTGACATGGCAATAACACCGGGATGTTCGATTAGAATGATACCTACTAATTATAAAGGAGTTAGTGAAGCTGATGAATACGGCATTAATATGGGTAAATTACCAATATGTTCATATAATGTTGATATGTACACTAACTGGATGACACAAAATTCAATTAATGTTGCTGGACATACAATATCTTCTGATGATATAAATGTAGGATTAGCTTCTTCTAATGCTCTAATAGGTACAATAGGTAATATTGCTTCAGGTAATTATTTAGGATCTGTTAATAGCGGTATAAGTGGGGCTGGTGGCATTGCTAATTCTTTAATAGCTAAAAAACAACATGAATTAATACCACCACAAACAAGAGGTAACTTAAATGCTGGAGATGTAATTACATCTGAAGGAAAAAATACATTTCATTTTTATAAAATGAGTATAAAACAAGAATATGCTAAATGTATTGATGATTATTTTTCTATGTTTGGTTATCTTGTAAATAGTGTAAAAACACCTAACATAACAGGAAGAAGAAATTGGAACTATGTTAAAACTATTGATATTAATATTACAGGTAATATTATTCAAGAAGATTTACAAAAAATAAAAAATATATTTAATAATGGTGTAACTTTATGGCATAATCCATCAACTTATTTAGATTATTCACAAAATAATGATATAATATAATAGGAAGGAGGAAAAATATGAGTAAAAGAAAAAACAATCCAAGCTATAAATTTACTGATAGTTTAATTATAAATGATGCAACATATATTGATTATTTAAACAGATTTAAAAAAATTGCTCTTTCTATGTTTGAATGGGTTAATTTACCGCCTTCTATGAATGCCAGATGGATTGAAAGATGTTTATATTATAATGGTAAATGTGCATTGTTTAAGGACAAAAATTATGGATTTATTAATACAAATTGTTCTTCAGCTGGTTATATTAATATATATGGAATTCCTACAAAATTACAATGTTATAGTTTTGAATATCAAAGTCTAAGAAAGACATATACAGGATTAAATCCAACCTTAACAGATAAACAAAGAGAAGCTAATGAAAATAATGAAGCTATACTTGTATTAAATGATTGGGAAGGAACACCAACATCAGGAACAATGGATTTATTTGCATATAGGTTATACGAAGCAGAAAGAACATGTGATACAAATATAAAAGCTCAAAAAACACCAGTTATGGTTATTGTTGATGAAAAACAAAGATTAATGATGGAAAATTTATACAATCAATATAATGGTAATCAACCTTTTATATTTGGTGATAAGAATCAATTATCAGAAGAAATGCTACGAACATTAGATACAAAAGCTCCTATTGTTTTTGATAAGATTACAGATTATAAAAAGGAAATATGGAATGAAGCTCTAACATTTTTAGGTATTAATAACTTAATGATAGAGAAAAAACAAAGAATGATAACGGATGAAGCATCTTCTAATAATGAATTAATAAATCTTAATTTAATGAGTTTTTTAGCACCTAGACAAGAAGCATGTAGACAATTTAATGAAAAATATGGACTTACTGGAACAGATAAAGAAATAAGTGTTCGTGTTAGAAGTGATTTACATAATGTAATTAAAAATGTTATGAGTACTGTTTCTGATTATAAAAATAATTTAGATGATTCTACAGATGATGAAATTTTAAAAGAGGTGGTTACAAATGGCTAAATATACAATGGAATTAAATGAAATATTTACAACAAGTAAATTTGTGCCAGCTCTATATACAAGAAATGAAGTTGAAGGATGGTTTAAAAATTATGAATTAACTGATTATTTAACCAGTGAACAAATACAAGTTATTACAAATAACGGTGTTTGGAGCAAAGACAAATTAGCTAAAAAGATAGTAGATCATTATTATATGCGTGAAATAGGTTTTGAAACAATAGCTTTATTTAAACATTATGTTAAAGTAACAATGAATGAAATTATGGAAAGATATTTACCTATAATATATTCAAGAAGTATATATTATGATCCTTTAGTTAATGTGGATTACACAGAAACATTTGAAAGAACTAGAGAAACAACAACAGAAGGTGAATCAGAATCTTCTAGTACATCTAACACCTCAGGGTTAAATGTAGGAAGTGATACACCACAGGGACAAATTAATAAACAAGCTATTTTAAATGGTACTTATGCAACTGATACAAGTGCTAGTGAAGGTACAAGTACTATTAATGATTCTACTAATTCAAATGGAACAGGAAACGAAGAAGAAAGCTATTCTAAAAGAATTAAAGGAAATAGTGGGGTTTCGGCTACAGCTCAAAAAATGATTGAACAATATAGACAAGTTATTTATGCTGTAGATGAACAAATTATAAAAGAATTACAACCCTTATTTATGGGGTTATATTAAGAAAGGAAAGTGAAAAAATTTATGAATGGAGAAATAAATACTACAATAAATACATTACCCCCTTTTAAATATTTTATAAATAGTATAGGTGAACTTCCTTCAAGCTATTTAGAAAGTATGAGTTATTACGAAACTTTATTATGGTTATGTAATTATTTAAAAGAAACAATTATACCTACAGTTAACAATACTGGAAATGCTGTTACAGAATTACAAAATTTATATATACAACTTCAAAATTATGTGAATAATTATTTTAATAATTTAGATGTTCAAGAAGAAATTAATAATAAATTGGATGATATGGCACAAGATGGAAGTCTTACATTATTAATAAAAAATTATGTTGATCCTTTAATAAATGAAGTTAATGAAGATTTAGAAGAACACATATTATATGTTCAAAATGAATTAAATCGTCAAAATACTAAAATTCAAGCTGTTGAAAGTGGAAGTCCTCTTGTTGCATCTTCTACGGCAGGAATGACAGATACATCAAGGGTTTATGTAAATACAACGGATGGAAATTGGTATTATTACAATGGTAGTAATTGGGTAATTGGTGGAGTTTATCAAGCTTCAGAAGATAGTGATACTGTTTATATGCTTAAAAATCCGTTAGCTGAAAGTGATAATTTATTCAATCCTTTAACAGTAACTAATAATTATTCATTATCTTCATCTACAGGTGAACCATATACAGATAACAATTACTATATAACCGATTTTATTTCAATAACAAAATCATCAGGATTATATTCAAAACCTGTTACAAACAACTTTTATTTTTATGATGAAAACAAAAGTTATTTAGGTTATTATTCTACTAATAAAGAAAGAGTTAGTGGTAGTGATATTCCTGAAGGTACTATGTATGTTAGATGTCCTTATAAAAAATCTGTAGTTTCATTTGAAGATAGATTTAATATTCGTTTAATGCAAAGAACTTTTTTCAATAAATATAATGATATACCACATTTTGCAATAAATAATCAATATATTATAGCTGATTCTTTGGGTATTGGATTATTAAATGATTCAATAAAATCAGGTATTGTTACTTCTAATATGGATATTGGAATAAAGCCTTTTACATTAGATGATTTAATGGAATGTAATATTGATAGTTCGGGAGGATTTCTTAATTTAATAAATGGTAAAAGATTAAGTCTTTTAATATATTTATATGTTAAAAAAGGTACAACATTTTCTATGTCTACTAATCAATTTAGATTATATGAATATGATAAAAACACTCACAATTATATTGGAGAAATAGGTTCTGTATGGAGAAAAACATATACTTTTAATGAAGATAAAGTTATAAGATTTACACTTAGAAAAACAGATGATTCTTATATGTCATCAGAAGAAAGACAAGCTATTTATGATGAATTTACAATAACTTATAATGATCCTTTAGTTGAAAAAATAGAAAGAATAGAAGAACAAATTATAGTTCCTGAAGGCACACCTTTAGAATACTATGGTGAAAAAATTACTTTAAATAATAAATGCTATTTTTCTCAAAATATTGGTATTTCAACTTATGGACAGGATGGATGTGTATATAATGGTTTAAATTTTGAAGTTGGTAATCAAGGAACTTTTAAAGTTACTGATATGGAAACATTAACAAATTATGGAAATTTTGAATTAGACCAAAAAGAAACAATTTTACCGCATGCAAACAGTGTATGCTTTGGTAATGAATTTTATGATGAAAATGATGAATTCCCACTATTATATATAAACGCTTATAATAATACTTCATTACCAAAAGGAGCTTGTTATGTATATAGAGTACAAAGAGATAGTAGCAATCAATTCACTACAACACTAGTACAAACTATAAGAATTGGTTTTACAAATAATGAATTATGGAGTGATAGTTCTGATGATAGACCATATGGTAATTTTGCTGTAGATACAGATAATAATTATCTATATGTATTTACTATGAGAAATGGACTTAAACTAACTAGATTCTTTAAATTTAACCTTCCTAAATTATCTGATGGAGAAACAGTTATTTTAAATACTTCAGACATAATAGAATATTTTGATACACCTTTTCAACCATACATTCAGGGATGTCAATATTATAAAAATAAAATATTTTCTAGTTGTGGAATAAATAGTGCTGTAGCTAATAGCTCATCATTAAGAGTTATTGATCTATTATCTAAAACTGAAGTCGCTAATATACCTACTAGTATTATCACAAATGAACCTGAAACAGTTGCATTTTATAATAACAAAATGGTATTCGGTGGTAGCCAATTATTATTTATTGATTTTGGTTAATTAATAAATCTAAATTTTTTCAAAAAAGTATTGACAAGAACAAGTGATAGTGATATAATTATATTAAGAAATGAGATAAGTTTAATGACCTTCACTTGTTTCTTGAAATATTTGTGAGACAGTTTAGTTTACTAAATTGTTTCTTATGTGAAATTGTAAA